CATGTCACGAATCATACGGTCCACAAACCGGACTTTTGATCCGACACCCAGAAGATCATCACGCACAACCAGGAATCCCTGGTGCTCAATAATTTGAATGGGGGAATTCGGATCAGTCCACTCGGTAGGCATCAGCAATCATCCTTTCGAGTTGGGGGGTCACGATGGTATCCACGACCAGATGAATCCGTTCTTCGGTGCCACCGTTCACGGCCATGTGAGGCTTTCGAGTATCGATCACCCAACATTCCCCAAAGCCATAATGATACTGTTCCCGTTCATCGTGTCCGTTCCATGTGCTGAAGAGGACCTTGTGATTTGTTTTTAGAGGGAAGTGCAAGCGCGCCAAGGCGCCCAGTGAGTTGCCAGCATCGGGATCGACCTGGTCGGTATGTCGTGTGAGTTCTCCTCCACCAGGGGCTAATCGCATGAACCTGACACGGTGCACTTCCCCATCTAAAAAGGAGAGCAGTTCCCGTACCTCAGGAAAGTGGTCATAGAGTACTGTATCTTGAAGTTCAAAATGTTCTTCTTTGTGGGCCTCATGCCACTTGTCATTCATCTCAGCAGGTTTGGTAATGAATGCTGGATCGGCTGAGTAACCGCGCAGAGCCAGGGCCGACCAGGCATTCATGGTGTTGTACTTGGAGTAGTGATTCGTATAGTTCAACTTGAGGGAGTCAATCTTCTGAAGAATGCCAACAAGTAAGGTGCAGTCCACTGGGCGAATCTTGGCCATCCCCACCAGATCGGCTGTGGAGACCTTGGGGTGTTGTCGGGGACCAAAACTCGATGCAGCCGAGTCCCGAAAGTACACGGCCGTGATTTCAGCAAACGAGGAGACTTTATACCCTATTCTCTTGAAGCCATTCTCTTCGGCCAGGGCGCAGATATCCTTCTGCCCAGCATAACAGGTCAACCAGGTGTTCTCTTCACCGAATATCCACAACAGAGACTTGGTTAAGTCAGACAACCCCTGTTCTGTGGCACAGAGATGGGAAATAGTGCAGTCCCCTTTCAACTTTTCCCCTATGACCGTCTTGCCGTGCATCACAATTTTTCCAGGGACCTTAGATCGTTTGGAGACATAGCAGGCTTCGATCTTGTCGCCATCAGGAATCATATGCAGCCCGCCGACATGGAGTTGCTCAGCCACATTGTTCTTTTTGAACTTCCCAAAGGGTGAGAGTGCATGGGCATTATAGGGAGCATAGAATGCTTCTATACCTTTGAGGAAATCCAGATCGTAACCGTGTTGCCATGACTTCATGATATAACTCCGTTTAATTCTCTCGGTGAGATTGGACCGCGGTCGTCGCAGGACCATTTTGATGGGATGTGGTAATCGGGGTAGAATGACGAGGAGCCACCACTGACTTTTGCTGATGCTTGGCCTTGTTCTCCATGACCTGCTGAATCCTCTTGAACAACTTCTGCTTCTTCTTCTTGGCCATCTGCAAGGTCAGATTCCCGACACGCTTGGTAAAGACGATACCATTCAAATGATCGATCTCATGCAACGCGACCCTGGCTGTGGCACCAGTCCATGTCACATCGATACGCTTGCCGGTCTCATCGGTATACTTGAAACGGGCTGTGACTGAACGGGTAACTGGGAGGATCAAACCTGGAAAACTGAGACACCCTTCCTTCTGATGGGAAGTCTCCTTGGATGATTCAACGACCACAGGATTGATACACACGATACCTCCAGACAGAACAAAGAGCCTGGCAGCAATGCCGCATTGCGGGGCCGCGAGACCTGCACCGTTGTAGTGGGTCATGGTATGGATCATACGTTGGGCCAGTTCACTGATACTTGCAAGGCTCATACCAGGCTTGGTGAAATCCACCTCAGGTTGCACCAGGGCCAGCATGGGATTCTGTTCGTTATACAGGGGAAGTAGTTCCAGGGTCTTTTTGGTGATCGATGGTGGGGCATCGGTCTTGTAGGTAAACACGCCGGGTTCGCTCATAGATGATTCTCCTTATATCACAATATGGGAAAAGTTCTGTTGTTTCTGGAATCGAATCACATTGCGGAATTTATCCTGTAGAATATCTCCTCGGTGAGAAATCACAAACACATTGGTCGCCTCTAGATTATGTAGTATCTTCATTAACTCTTCGGCCCCAGTGTTGTCTAATGAGGAGTCAAAGATTTCATCGAGGATGAGTAAGTTGGTGTCCGCTGAGTTCTTCAATTTGGCCACGGCTCTCCAGGTGAGCATGAGGGCCATATCGATACGAGATTTTTCACCTTCGGAAAACGAATGATAGGTAAACTCGTCCCTGAAACGAGACTTGATGGTTTCCTTGAAGGTCTCGTCGAGATTGAAATTGACAAAGAAGTCCATGCTGGCCAAGAACTTGTTACCGAGCGTATTTATGATCGGCAGGTACTGTCGGATGATCTTGGTTTTGATACCCGTATCTTTGAGCAAGTTGCCAGCCGCGTCATAATACGCAGAGGACTCAATCAATTCCTTCTTGGCACCTTCTAGCCGCTCCAACTCTTGTTGATGTTCGATCAATCGTAGTTGTTCCCGACCGGTCGACTGGTGGCTCTCCTTCAGTTGCTCCAATTTATGATCCACGGTCTTATTGAATCGCAACAAGGTGGTGATACTCTCCTGGTCGCGGAATATCTCTTGCTCAATCCTAATGATCTCCTGCTCCACCTCCGCAATCTCATTTAAGACCTTCTGGTGCTCCAGGAACTTTGTCTCTAATTTACTCAGGCCCTCTTGGCATTCAAGAATCTTGACAAGGTGCTGGGTGATCTGCGTTTCTTTGAACACCCCATCGATCTTCTGGGTACAGGTGGGGCAGTCATCCTGAGACTGAAAGAACTTGACCGTCTTCTGGTACTTCGTGCGAACCTGTTCGATCTGGGCCTCTAATTGGGTGACCTTCTTCATGGCACCGAGTACTTTGGATTTATCTGTCACCTTGAGTTTGAGACCCTGGAGCACCTGGGTATGTGCAGCAATGTCCATCTTGAGCCGTTCGATCTCCTGAAGATGCTCCGCTCGCTCGTTCTCCTGCTCCTGAATACGCAACGCCACATCCTGCTGGGCTTCAGTGATATAGCGTTCCTGCATGGCAATACGCCCCTGAGCCCCTTCAATCAAGAGTTTATTGGCCGAGCGTTCCACAGTGATCGTGGTCAGTTTGGACTTGACGAGTTTGTTCATGACCGAGAAGATTTGGATATCAAGCAAGTCCTCGATGATGGCGCGACGATCCAGGGCTGACAGTTGCATGAATGGGGTAAAGGAGGCAGACCCCAAAATCACAATCTGGGTGAAGGACTTATAACTCAACTTCAAAATATACTTTTCCAGGTATTCCTGGTAGTCCCCCGTGGCGGTTTGATCGAGCAATACTCCGTCCTTGAAGACCTCAAAGAGATTCGGTTTGATTCCTCGGCGCACCTTGAAGGTGTGGGACTCGGTACGAAACTCTACCTCAATCAGGGCATCTTTCTGATTGATCGAATTGACCAGGGCTGGTTTGGCAATATCTCTGAATGGCTTGTTATACAAACCAAAGCACAGGGCATCCAACATGGTCGACTTACCCGAACCATTTTCCCCGACCACCAAGGTGTTCTGTGACTGATTCAGTGGAATTTCCGTCCAGTAGTTACCGGTGGAGATGAAATTCTTAAACTTGAGTGTGGTAAAGTGAATCATTGGGCAGCCGTTTCTGTGTTGACCGCTTCGATATACAGGTCCTGAAGCAGGGCCTTGAGTTTTTCAGGATCCACACCACCAGGCATGACCATCCCATCCACACATTTCCGAATGATCGTCACAGTGTCTTCTGCTTGATTGACGATCCCATGTGAAGTGTCTAGGGCATTCTCAGTGAAGTCTTCCACAATCGTCACATCGATAGGCACAGTCTTATATAGGCGATCCATGACCGTATCAAAGAGATAAGGATTCTGCTTGCGCGTCACCACCACTTTCACATAGGCATTGGCATACTTGGAAAAATCCTGCTGCTTCCAAAACTCAAAACTTTGTATTGAGTCATCGTAGGTGAACTTATGAAATAAGCGATAAGGATTTTCGATAAAGGTTAGGACCCTGGTTTCTGTGTCGAACAAGTGGAAACCACGAGGATCATTGTAGTCTGCCCAGGTGATCTCGTACTGGTTCCCTAGGTAATAGATCGTGCCATCGCTTGACTTGTGGTGAAAGTGCCCACTCAGCACCATATCAAAACGATCAAAGACATCCTTGGTCAGACCGGCCTGGCAGATATTACCGCGGTCCATTTCAAATCCAGCGATTTCCAAGTGCCCAAAGATGATCGGGGATTTCGTGGTCTTGAGATAATCTAGTGACTTCTCCAAGTTCCCGCTATTGATCCAAGGCACCAGGGACACATTGAGGGTACCATATTGCATGTCCTGGCATTCTTGGAAGATGCGGATATTCTCATACTTGCCTAGTAGTTCATCCAGCGCGTTGACATGGTTGGTATTGCGATAATAGACATCATGGTTACCCGTGAGCATGTCCATGGGCAACTTACAGTCATCGTTGATCCGATCAAAGAAGTCTTTTTGCCACTTGTACCAGATCGAGAAATTGATAAACTTGCGACGATCCACCACATCACCCAGGTGGATGATACGGTCAACCTTATGCTCTTTCAAGGCCGGGAAAAAGATGTTATCCCAGAACTTAAAAAAGAACTCATTGATATGAGGGTTATCGCCCCGCGCTCCGGCATGGGTATCATTTATCAAGGCTAGCAGCATCAGTCAATCTCCACGAGTTTGAAGGTACCGACATTGATAAGGCGGGTGATACGATAGAACCCTGGCGCCGGCTGTATTCCACGGGTGATACAGTCTTGGATATAGTTGGTATCATCCTGTAGAAGTTCGCGTGGTATAGGGTCATCATCATTGCCAGCGAATACTTGAGTATTTTTGTCATCAAACACGATAACCAATTGATCGTCTTTCATTTGTCGCCTACAAACTTCAAGGTACCATAGGTGGCACTGGCTTTGACCTTGACTTTCTTGCGGACCTTTTGGGTACGTACTTGCTCATAGGTATTGATAAAATCCGTGATGTTCTCATAGACCTGAAACGCACGGCTTGAACCCTGACCTGCGCCATCCAATTCATGCAGAGGGGATTGTTGGAGAATGCCGAGTTGCTGTGTGGCCTTGTACTTCACATACAGTTGCTTTTTTTCTTTGCTGATGCGCCGGAGGAATGCGTAGTAGATGATCTGGGTAAAATAGGCAAAGGGGTTCTTTGACTTCGCTGGATTGAAGTTGTTGACATACTGGATACAGTTTTCCACCGCATCAGAAATCATATCCTCGCGGAACGAATAGGCCATGAAGTTGGGTTTTCTGGCCAAGTGATCGGCAATCTTGAGGAAACAGGTACCAATATACTCTGAGAGTATAGGGAGTTCCTGTTTCGCCTTCTTGGCCTCCTTGACGAGTTTTCGATGTTCCAATAGCGCATTAAGCAGATCGGTGTTGTTTACATAATGAGTGGCCATACTCTCCTTAGTTCGTGATTTTAGGATTGCCCCATTCAGCATCGGAATCAAACAAGTCATACATGGCATCAGATACTTGTAATGGGGTTTTCGTGAGATGTTGGGAATGACTGTAGGCTCGCTTGAGTTGTTCATGTTGCTCAGAATAAAAGATCGCAATATCATTGATCTGATCGTTGTACTCTTTTCCAAACATCATCATTTTCTCACGCTCGGCTTGTGACCACACTTCATAGAACTCCGCCAAGGAAGGTCGGGGATTGAGGACGGCAAGAATACGGTCGGAAGCTATCGAGACACTGGTATCTGCCAAAAATTCATAAGGTACCCAGGGCTTCAAGAGAAACCCCACTCCACCATGGGCACCATGATGCACGATCACATGGGCTGGTGCGTAGAGTGTGGTGATATCATCTTGCGCGGATCGACCGATGATTTCGGCCGAATACCTACCGGTGTCGCCGATCAACATAACATTATTGGTGAGCATGAGAAGCAAAATATTTTTCATAGTGTACAGTATAGCAGAGTCACGATGACTTGTCAAGAGATTTCGGCAGGTCGATAAAATATTGCTTGAACGTAAACTTCTCGGACTGGTAGATGCTGGAGCGTTCCACATAATGCTTGAGCAGAAAGTTCACATGCTTGCCGACGCGTAGATCATCCACGATATCGAACAGGGTCGCATGGGTCTTACCGTCAGCGGTCCTGAGTCCTCGTCCAATCGATTGCAGGTTGCGAATTCTCGATTTACTTGGCGCCGCAAAGATGACATTATGTAGATTCTTGATATTGATACCCGTGGAAAAGGTTCCGTAGGAGGCCACAATAATCGCATTATTACGGCTTTCCATGACCTTGCGGATTTCTTCCCGCGCAATCGTGTCGGTGCCACCATAGATGAAAAAGACTTCTCGGGTATCGCCTGCCTGCTTATAGAGGTCCTCAAACATCGGTTTCCCATGTTTCTCGACCAGTTGAAAGAGTACCAGGGTGTTGCCCTTGAGAGACAGGGCTAGATTGCGTACAAAGAGGGCTCTGGACTTATTCTGCACCATGGCCTCATATTCTTCGGGATAGGTGCACTTCCTCATGGCCTTGCGTACATCTTCGGGGTACTTGAGCACCAGGCACTTAATCTTGAGTTCTGACACTGTTCCGGCATCCATCAGTTGCTTGGTTGTGACCACCTGGAAGACAGGACCGAAATGCCCCTCAAGCACCAGACGATGGGTCTTGGTGCCATCGAGGGTCCCTGTGGTACCGATACGGACATCGGCATGAATGAGGTTCGACATGATATCCGTCAATGATTTGGCTTTGAATTGGTGGGCTTCGTCCCCGATCACAAAATCAAACTGCTTGAGATACTCAGGGGTCTGGCGATGCAGGCTCTGCCAGGTGGAAATGGTCAAGAAATGATGGGCCTGTTTTTCCTTTCCTGCATACAGACGGTGTATGTGGGCATCAGCATCCCAACCGTAGGTTTTGAAGTCTCCAAAGAGTTGTTCGACCAATGAGGTGGTGGGAACGATAATCACGCCTTTTTTGTGGGTCCGCTGAAGATAGCGCACAATTAGATAGATAATCAGTGATTTTCCTGAGGCCGTGGGGCTGACAATCAAGGCGCGTTTGTTGCGGATACTCTGGGCAAACGCCTCGATTTGATAGTCCCTAGAGACATGAGGGAGCCCGAGTGAGTGTGCAAAGGCTTCTGCTTCAACCAGCGAAAAGCTGTTGGTCAGGAGAATGGGATCATCGATCTCCAGAGGATAGCTACGCTCTGCTGCAAATTTCTGGAGGTAACCACAAAGACCACCAGGTAGAGTACCATCACGGCGAT